TTCTTTATTATAACCCTTAATTGCTGTCAAAAAAATATCATTTAAATTCAATGCCGATTTTGTCAAAGTACCAAGAGTTGATATTGCATCCGAAAAACTCTTTTTACCCGTAACCACTTGCGTAAATACATCATCAAGGGTATTCATTACAGCATTTACATTTTTCTTGGCAACTTTAGTACTTAATCCTTTATCTGTCATATTAGCACCAAAAACTGTACCTGCACCCCTAATAGCTGGCATAAAAGTTTTTTCAGCTGTTTTTTGAAATTTAGTTAACACTGGAGACGCCGCAGCGTATCTTGGTACAATACCCTTTAAAGCCCTAATCGAGTTATTTATATTAACTAATGAGTTGTTAGCTTCCCTTTGTAACTCTATCGCAGTTTTAGCCGGCTCATTCATTTTAAGTAAAGCCTCTTTATTGTCTTTAGTTAATTCAGAAACTTCTTTAGTAACACTTTCAATTTGTCCAGTTTGTTTATTCATCTCATCAAACGTAACAACATACTTATCACCTTTAAGTTGAGCCATATTGGCAATCATATTTCTTGCCTCTTCATCACCAGCAAAATCAGGAGAAAATTTAATTTCTCGTAATTTTCTATCCAAATCACCAGCATTTAATGCCATTTTAGTTAATTGGTCTAATGGAATATCCAGTGCGGTTGACAATTCCCTAATGGTTTGTTGTGCACCAGGAAGTATCGCCATTTTTTTATTTTTCTCATCAAAATACGTTAACGATTGAGTTGCTTTTAAAATTTCTTCTTGTAATTTGGCAGGGTCATTTCTCGCCATATCCATCAATTTGTAAGGGTCAAGTAATGACGCCACGTTAACTCCAAGTCTTTGCATTGCCGCCGCAACCTCAATTGCCTTTTCAGGATTAAATAATTTATCAGCAAAATCAAGAGTTGATTTCATATCAATCCTTAAACTCGCAGCCTTTGCCGCCATTTCAGCCATACCCTGAACTCCTTTTTCAAAATTGAATAACGCTAATCTTCCAATATTTGCACTAATCTGATTATATACCGCAGCGGTAGTAACTCCTAACTCTCTTGATTCATTAATTATTCCTAAAACTTGGTTAGAAACATCGTATAAACCATAACCAGCATTCATAAAAGTTGTTACCATTTCTTTACTAATATCCGCACTCTGTTTAGTCCCATCACTAACTAAGTTACTTACAGCATATAATTCAGCATACGCATCTTCATTTAAAATTGTTTGAGTTTGTAAACCTTTAACAATACCTTGTTGTATTTTTGCAACATCTTCTAATGAACCACCAAGTTCTATAACACTAGATGTCGCACCCGCAATATTTTCTTTAATAGACGCGGTTAAACCTCTCATACCACCAAAAGAAGTTGCGAGATTTGTTGCAGCAGTTTCCATCGCATTAAAATCTTTCACGAAGGAATCAAAAGCATCTCCAATTAATTCAAAATTGCTCTTAAACACTTCCCCTAAAGAAAACATTTCCTTACCAAGTTTTAAAATATCAAAAGGTTCCTTAGCTGAAATTCCTTCAGATGGAGTAGTACTTGTATTAGTCGGTTTTGTTTGTAACATTATTAAACTATTTTATAGTATAAATACACATTAATTACTTTTCAGGCGTGTTTTCTTTAACTAATTGGTCTATTAAATAACGTCTTAAATATACGGGCATTTGAAGAAAGTCTGTATATGACACACCTATATGTTTACTACAGACGTAATATTCCCAAGATTGGGTTTCTCGATAACTAGAAGAAAGGGCGAAAAAACTCAACCCCAAAGACTATATTCACATATGTCTCTTTTCCTGATGGGGCGATTACTTTTTTGGTTAAGTCTAACGTAGGTTCATTATCATCAATGAATTTTCTAATGTATTTTGCGTCAGATATTGGTAGAGAATCAATTGTTTGTGAAATATAACCCATATCGGTATTACCTTCGATATCAACAACCATTTTTAATAATTTCCAAGTTGATTTAGGTGCAATTCTACCTATTGGATAAGATTCCGCCTGACGGTCCAATTCATTTAATTCACCAAAAGATAAAGGTTTTATTTTAACACTTAAATTTGATTTTGGTAATGTTGTCGTAAAAGTACCATCTTCATTAGGTGTAAATTTACATTCTTTAATGTGTAATTCGTCAAGTAAAATAGTAGTTTCAAACTGTTTACCTGTTTCAGGGTCAGAAACATTAAACGAATATTCAGGTCCAAAAGCAGTATTTCTTAAAAAGATTAATATAGCTTGAATATCTCCTTGAAGTAATTCATCAGGTTTAATTTCAGGTTCGTAAATTTTATTACGTAATAATGTCATAATTAACCCATCTTTCCCGTAATCACCTCCAGCCATTAGCAAATTTTCATCCGCAGCTGTAAGATAACCTACTTTGATAGATTTCTTTTTTGATTTATAAAAAACCCCATTTGAAGGTAGTTTTACCACATCGTGTGGTAATGAAAAGTTCTGTTGTCCATATTGTGATGATGTATCCATATAAAAAAAATTAACCGTAGAGATTTTATAGTGTCCCTACGGTTAAATATAGTTAAAGTATTTTTTTTATCAATAGTAAAAATCAATAAACTAATATACATCTGTCCATTCTTAAAGACGCTGTAATCGTCGCAATACCATCTTGACCATAACCTAACTCCCCAAAGTTTACGTCAGTTAAAAAAGTTCCTTCTAAAATCCATTTCTCAACAACAACTCCTGTTGGGTCTAGCATTTCCAAGTCTACATTTTTCTTATACCCCGCAGCATAACCCATACGTCCTGTAACAGACTCAGCGTGTAAACGAACCCACTCCATAAGAGCTTGAGACGCAGACGGTCCAATAGGGTCACGGAATTTAACTGAAATAGCGTCCCAATTGAATTTACCGGCAACATATGTCTCAGTATTTAAAAATGGAATTGGAACAGAGTTAATTTTTATTTTTGGTCTGGCAGCAGTCTCTACAAACCATTCGTTAATTCCTAAACTAGATGGAAACCTAAGAATGAATCGGTTCATCCTTTTTGGTTCATACGGTATCGGCATTTTCATCAGTAAATCAGCCATAATATTTTTTTTTAGTTATTTTTTTTATTTATACTAATAAATACTTTAAAATTAATAATTTTTGTATTTACTTTGTTTTTTTATTTTATTATTCTTTACTAGAATTAATTATTACTAGTTATTTAATTCTAGTTATTAATTAATAATAATTATTTATTAATTATTTTAATATTTAATTCTAGTTTTTTTTTAATATTTAATTTTTTTGCCACCAGCTGTTAAATATGGTTGAACTATGTTATCAGGTTTTTTCTCAAAATGTTTCTTAATAGTTTCCACATTTTTTAAGTCATCGTCTGAAAATCCTATTGTTGGTAAAAAGAAATTCCTCACATTGTTTTTAAGGTACGCCTTTTTGTTTAACTCGTGAGAAAGTCCTTTAACATAATTCACAAATTCATCTAACGCTTTAACCTTCTCCTCCTCAGGATTTGCTTCAGCACCCGTCCCAAATGAAACGGGATAAAATCTACATAAATCTAAGTAACTTTTAATTAATTCTAAATCAGAAAGTTCTTCTTCGTCAGTAAAATGTCTGTATTTTTTTAAATTTTTAACGAGTTCTTCCTTATTAATCCCTTTAAAATCTGAGATGATATAATTATAAACCGCCTCTTTAAGAGTGTTCGGATTATGTCCTCTCGCAGTGATTATTGAAAAAATCGAACCATTGTTAATACATTCCACAAAATCACTCCAAGCCGGACCTGGTTTTGCCAACATAGCATCAATTAAAAATGCTTTATCCCCTGAGGTTCTGAAGTTTCTAAATGGGTCTTCATCAAAACCGACAATCATCTTACCATTATACTTAAAATCTTCTTTACCAATTTTACTTCTATAATGGGCAAAATCTTCAGTTGTCATCCCAACCACATCACCGTTATCATCTTTAACCATAATACGGGTTGGCATTGTTGCAATATTATCGTCCCAATCGAACGCATAGTACTTTAAATCTGGTGTACCTTCTTCAGTAAATCCTTCTCTTAATCTCATAGTTTATAAATAGGCTATAAGGGGATACTTTACGTACCCCCTTTTATTTTTTTTTTAGATATTGTCAAATGACGCTCCTGTTGGAGTAATCAAGAATTCGATATCAATGAATTCCAATGCTTTAGTAGGTTTGATATAAATCTTACCAACTAATTGGTTTCTGTCTAAGTCTTC